TATTGACATTAAAAATAGATTTATAAAATATAAATGTTTAGACTGTAAAAAGCAAGTAAGATTATACCGTTCATTTAATAAATACGGAATAGATAATCATAAATTTGACATTATTTTAGAATGTAATTCAAGTGAATTAAACGATAAAGAGAGATATTATCAAGACTTGTATCAGTGTGTGGGTAAAAACGGTTTAAATTGTATTCTAACATCTTCTTCAGATAAAAGCGGAGCAAGGAGTGAAGAAACAAAATTAAAAATATCTAATACTTTAAAAGGGCATAAAGTTAGTGAGGAAACAAAAATGAAATTATCAATGGCTAATATTGGTAAAAAACATACTGAAGAATCAAAATTAAAAATGTCTAAAGTACAAAAAGGAAGTAAGCACTCAGAAGAAGCTAAATTAAAAATAAGTCTTTGGCATAAAGGTAAAGTACAATCTGAAGAAGCAAGATTAAAAATGTCTTTATCTCGTAAAGGAGTTAAATGGTCTGATGAAGCAAGAGCGAAAAGAGCTGAGAATAGATTAAAAAGACTAAATTCAAATGAGTAAAAGTCTTACCATAAATGTAAAGGGTAATCTTAAACAGTTAGAAGCTATAAAGGCTTGGACTGATAAAGATACGATAGATATAGTTTTTGGTGGCAGCAAAGGCTGTTTCGTAGGAAGTCAATTAGTTAGAGCGACAACTGGATTGAAGGAGATAAAAGATTTAGTAGTTGGAGAGCAAGTTCTTACATTTAATGAAGTTACAAAAGAAGCTGAATATAAAAAAATATTAAAAACACCAAAATATCCCACTGGTGGCGACAACCATTACCATAAAATGATTACCTTTGTAATGCAGAATGGAGAAACCTTCTGTTTAACACCTAATCACGAAATATATGGTAACGGAAATTGGATTGCAGCAGGAGAGTATGCTAAACGAGTTTTGGAAGGAGATAGATGGCACAGATGGTCAGTATCTAATATCAACAATGGGTCGAGTAGCATCACGAAAAACTTATGGGAAGAAAAACCTTTCCATTTTAAAGCCTTGTTTGACGAAAAGCAGATATTTGAGAATTTATTTCAGTCTAAACGGGAAAAAACAAATGCAGATACGCCGATTAGTTGCTTTAGCTTTTATAGAGAATCAAGAGAACAAAACAATCGTGAATCATATAAATTTCAATCGCTTAGACAATCGATTAGAGAATTTAGAATGGGTAACCGCAAAGGAAAACACTGTTCACGCTTGGAAAAATAATTTATGTAAGCCTATTCGTTACTGGAAAGGCAAATCTGGGGCAAATCATAATTGCTCGGTAGCAATATTACAATATGATTTACAAGGTAATTTTATAGCTAAACATATAGGAATGAGAGAGCTTGGCACAAAACTTAATGTAAATTATCAAAATATATCTAAATGCGCCCGTGGGTTACAAAAACAAGCTTATGGGTATATTTGGAAATATGAGGCAGAACTTCAGCCTTAAACGTGGCACAGGTAGGTATGCCTTCCTATAACCGCTTATCCTTGATATTTACCGCTCATCACAATTTTTAAAAAAAGTTTACCCATTTTATTGTTGAATGTGTAAAGGTTGTATATTTGATATATCAATTAACCACAAATACAAACACAATGAAAAAAGAAACCGCACAATTATTAGCCGTATTTTTAGTAGCTTGTTATCTTATTGGACAATTACAAGACATCTACTCAAAATGATTTACGCTATTTGCCTTCTGCTAATTGCAACAGGTTTTGTAATGGCAGCTTTATTTGACTACACAATTAAACACAATGACTCAAACAACAAAAGATTACATAGACAAGTATTACGCAAGTGAGCCTATCAGTATAATGATGACTAACATCGATGCGACTTACTTAGAGATACTTACATACTGCAACGAGAAGGGTTACGAACCTTCTAAGCGTAGATTAAGAAGACCAGAAGACAAATCAGAAATTGGCTTTTTTGACATTGATAACTATAAACCCGAAACAATATAATCAAATGGAATTACAACAAATCTTTGAAACAACAAAAGAACAACGCATAGAGTTTACTCATCAATTAATTGAACGCTTAAACGCAGGGGAACTTGACCCGTTAAAAACACATCTCCAGGTTAAAGCCTTAGAGGATATGCTTGAAACCCTAAAGGCAAATAAGGACTACAAAGACGCAGTATTACAAGCAGCCGTATTAAATGGTAAGGACTTCGAGTATATGAGTGCTAAGTTTAACATTAGAGAAGTAGGGGTTAAGTATGACTTTAGCAAATGTGAAAGTCCTGCATACGAGGAAATATTGAACGAGTACAATAGCGCAGCTAAAGCCAAAAAGGATATGGAAGAGTTCCTAAAAAAAGTTCCGCATCAAGGACTTGATATTATTAACGGAGTTACTGGCGAGGTTACAAAAGTTTACCCACCTGCTAAGAGTAGCACAACAAGTGTAGCCGTATCATTAAAGTAATAAAAATATTGTACTTCTTTGCAATTTGCTTACCTTTGGCAGCGTTATGCTACATAGGTGGGCATCTTGCTTATGAGATAATGTTAAAACTAAGAAAATGACTTGGAACGATTTAACAGTTTGGCAGTACCAACAGATTTACCCAATAGTTACTAAGCCTGAGAAGGATTGGACTACCTTAGACGTGGAAAGTAAGCTTGTAGGCATTTTACACAACCTTACCGACACGCAAGTAGATAGCTTAAGCGTAGGGGAGTTTAATAAATTAAAGGTAACCTTAGCCTTCTTAGACGATAAGATAGAAGGTAAGCCTGTTAAGTACACCGAAGTAAACGGCAAACGCTATAAGTTTATCTATGATGTGCAGCAGATCAAAGCAGCCAGGTACATCGAGACAAAAGTATTCAGTACCGATTTAGTAGGTAACCTGCATAAGTTAGCAGCCTCAATGGTTATGCCACAACGCAAAACCTGGTTTGGCAAATGGGTAGATGATAAGTACGATGCTGCCAAGCATAGCGAGTATGCCGATGATTTACAAGGGGCAAATTTTATGCACGTTTACCAATCCATTGTTTTTTTTTATCAAGTATACAGAAATTGGATAGAAGTTTCTCAGGCTTATTTGGTCAAGGAAATGACGAACAAGGGGATGACTTTGGAACAAGCGCAAGAGGTGGTTCTAATTTTATGCAGCACTTTGGATGGCAGTATTGCGCCAAATCTGTTGCCGACCACGAAAATATCACAGTTGACCAAAGCTATGAACTAACAACCATACAATTCTTAAATACCCTATCCTATCTAAAGGCTAAAGCCGATTACGATAAAGAGCAACATAGGAAACTTAAGTAGCCCTGCCATTTTTGGTGGGGTTAGTTATTTTTAGACCTTCCTTATATTTATTAGCGTGAGTATATCGAAAGCACAAATACAAGCGTTAAGGGATAGCTTTATACAAAGCTTGGGCGGTAGCTTTGATAAGTACAAAGGGGGAGATTTACCCGTATTAGAGGAAACACTTGCTTTGTATGGTCAAGCCTTTAACGATAGGATAACCCAAATATTAGATAGCGAAAAAATTACGAGTTCTGGTAAGTTGGCAGAACCGGCTTTACCAATCATTAATAAATTCGGGAATGGTTACGTTTTAAGCCTCGGTTATGAAGAGGGAAGCGAACAAGACAAATACTTTAGGTTTGTCAATAAGGGGGTAAAAGGTACAAAGAATACAAAGGCAGACAACAAAACACCTTATGCTTTTAAGACAACAAATAAGGCGGTTAATATATTAGCAATAGAAAATTGGCTAAAATACAATAAGCTAAAATCAGTAGCGGTTAAAAAATATACAAAGCTTGGAACTGAAGCAAAGGCTATTCAAGGCAAGAAATCTTTAGCTTGGGCAATAGCAAGAAGCATTCACACTAAAGGTTTAAGGTCTACATACTACTTTGATAGAGCAGTAGCACAAATATTTAATAAAGAATTTATTGAGAATATAGCAATCGCAGTAGGTGGCGATGTGCAAATTCAAATCAAACAAGCAATCAATGGCAATAACAATAACAAGTAGTCCTGCACCTTATTCGTCTATGCACGATAACTTATGGTTCGTATCAAGTTCTACTAATAGCGGAACTACTAACTTTAAATTCGTGTATGACGTATACATAAACGGCAGCCAGGTTATTAGATCAAAGGTTTTCCCTGCTCCAAGTGCAGAGGGTAGCTATGGGGTGTTTAACGCATCTCCAATGGTTAGAAGTTTTGTAACAAACTATTTCGAGCCTTCGGGAAACTCAATACTTGTAGCTTCAAATGACAAAATCAAAGTAGATTACCAAGTAAGGATAGGCGAAGAGGTAAGCGGTGTTACAACTACAAACCTGGCATCGGGTAGCTATTCGGCTTACAACTTTGTACCGCCATTGTTTGCCGATGTCTTTTTGACAAAGAATAAAACACCTTTAGTATTATCGGACTATTACGATAATTTACTATTAGAAAACTTTACCGATGACTTCTTGACGGAGCGAGATACCGACGAAATAACACTTGAATATGGAGATAACTTTTACATTACGTTCCTACGAATAGCAACGGGCGGTTATTCGGCTTGGGTAGAAGTATTAGGGCAAGGAGATGTGGTTACTAATACTGTATCGGGTAATATTACCTTAAGCGGTCAATTCAATATGTTTAACCTACAAGCAGGACACATAAACGATTGGGCAAGTGGCACGATTATAGACGAGAATACTTACGGATATAACTTCTATTTAAAAAGAGGTGGCGCACAAACAAGGGTTATTAAATTAAGACATAAGTGCTATCCTAAATATCAACAATTTAACTTAGAGTTCCTAAATAGGCTTGGCGGTTGGGACACAAAGAAGTTTGCCCTTGTAAATAGAAGGTCAAGCGAGTATCAAAGAGCATCATACAGACGAAGCGATTGGCAGCTTGTAGGTGGACAAATGACAAACATAGATGGATATAACAGATATAACGAAACAACTTTCAACTATGCTATTCAGCATAAGGATAAATATAAGCTTATTAGCGATTGGGTTAGCGAACAGGATTATTCTTGGTTGGCTCAACTTGTATCAAGTCCTATTGTATATATGGAGGTTCTTGGTGCTTACTTCCCTGTTACCATAAGTACAAGCAATTACGAGTACAAGTTAGAAAGTGCAGACAAACTATTTAACTTTGAGATTGAAGTAGAAGTAGGAAAATACTTAACAAGCCAATTCAGATAATGATTAGTACTGAGATTTATATAGAGGAGCAAAAGATTGATCTATTGCAGGATATATCTACCGAGTTTACTTATGCCATTGACGATGTAAGTGAGTTCGGTAGTCGCAATACTTCTTATAGCAAAACAATAAGCGTTCCAGGAACGGCAAACAATAACCTTGTATTTGGGTACATCTTCGAACTTAACAACGCTAACTTTACTGATAATACCCTACCAAACGTAGGGTATAACTTCAACGTAACTAAACAAGCGAACTGCAAAATCTTTATTGATAAGGTGCAAATATTCAAAGGCACTTTACGAATATTGGAAATAGTAATAGACAAAGAGACAATAGAATACCAATGCAGCGTTGTAGGGGAACTTGGTGGCTTTATTAATCAGTTAGGCAATAAGCGTTTGGAAGATTTAGATTTTAGTGCTTACAACCATACTTATAGCGTATCCAATATTAGTGCGAGTTGGGATAACGCAGGGGGTTCTGGTTATTACTATCCTTTGATTGATTACGGAAACGTAAGCACAGGAACATACGGAACACTTAAAAAGGACTTTCAATACACAACTTTTAGACCTGCTTTGTATGTCAAGGAGTATATGCAAAAGATATTTGCAGGAACAGATTATACCTTTAGTTGCCCATTCTTTGATACTGCTTTATTCAAACGCTTAATTATACCGCATAACCAAACAAACATAACAACGCTAAACAATACAAGCCTTAACGCAGCTGCCAAGCTAATAACTATAAACACAAACCTAAGTCCTTATGTAGAATATACAATGGTTACCGCAGGTAGCTTTACACTTGACGGATTAGGGCAGTTATTTACTTATGGAAGTGGTGTAACAATTACAACCGATATAAAGGTTTTATTAAGGGGTAACGTTACCTTTTACAATCCACCATTACCAAACTATTCTGTTATACTTAAAAAGAATAACACAGAAATAGGCAGACAAGATTTCGATGCAAGTGTAAGTAACTTTATGAATTGCGAGTTCACTGTTAGCGGAGTAACCTTTGCTAATACTGACACAATGCAAGTTGAGATATTAGGAAACGGCATTATCCTGGATATTACAATGGGCGAAATAGGTGTAACTACAAGCACACCTACACAAGTGCAGGTAAACTTAGGAGAAACAATTAAGGTAAACGATACAATCCCAAAAGGTATATTTCAAACTGATTTCTTTTTAAGCATTGTTAAAATGTTTAATCTTTACGTTTATGAGAATAAGTTTAACGACAAGGAACTGGTTATTAGTCCGTATGTGGATTTTTATCCTGAAGTATCGGCTAATGCAGAAGATTGGACTAATAAAGTAGATCGTGCAAAACCTATAAGTATTAAGCCAATGAGTGAGATTAACGCTCGTTATTATAACTACAAGTTTAAGGCTGACAATGACTTTTACGGGGAAAACTACCGCAAGAAGTATACCGAAGGCTATGGCGATTTTATTTACGATACTGAGTTTGATTTCGTAAAAGAAACCGATACTTTAGAAGTTATATTTGCTGCATCTGTATTGTTTCAGCAAACAGGACAAGACAAAGTATTTCCTGCAATCTATAAGAAGTCAAACACAAATAGCGCAGAAGATAGAATGGATAGCATTATTCGTATAATGCAAACCAAGAAGATTACGGGTGTAGCAAGTTGGAATATTATGAACACAACTACTAACTTGGCTACTTATACAAGCTATGGTTACGCAGGACACTTAGATGACCCTATTAACCCTACTAATGATATTAACTTTGGCGCACCTAAAGAACTACAATTTAATCCTAATAGTTACCCAAGCACAAACGTATTTAATGCCTTTCATAGTCCTTATATTGCTGAAATAACAAGCAAGGATAGTAAGCTATTAACGTGCTTTGGTTTACTGGATATTATAGACATTTTTAGCTTTGCCCTTAAAAAAGTAAGTTCTGCTTCGCCTTGTTGTTTAGATAATTCGTATATCTCTTTCTCCTTTCCGCCTTGTGCAGTAAGTACTTTAATTCTTGCCTCGATACCTTCGTTACCTCGTTTAGTTGTTTTTTCTAAAGAAGATAAAGCACGTTCTGCTTGTGATGTAATACCTACAAAGTCGGTAACTTTTGTAATAATGCTACTAAAGAACGTTCCAACTTGTGCAAGTCCTGGCACTAAACTTAGTACCGCCTTCTTTACTTTGTCAAAGTTAGCAGCTACTAAACCAATACCGATTGCTAAAGCACCAATACCCGTTGCGATTAAAGCACCTCTTAAAGTAGAGAACGCACTAACTACCTGCGTTTTTATAACTGTACCTAATTGCTTAAAACTATCTATGCTTTCCCCTACTGCTTGTAAGCCTTGAGATAAAGCCATAGCAGAATTTACTTTAAGTAAAGTTTTCTGCAAGTCCTCGTTCTCCTTACCAAATAAAGCAGTTGCACCTTGTAAAGCACTAAAGCCACCGGCTACACCACTTAGCGAAGCAGTTAAGGCTTTAAACTTAGCATCTGGATTGAAGGCATCAATTAAACTTTTTGCATCTCCGATTTGGTCTTTAAGTTCGGCTGCCCTCTTTGCTGCGGTTACGGCTTCCTTGCTACTTGCTCCAAACTGCTCAGATAATTTTGTTACCTCAGCCGTTGCTTCTCTTAGCTGCGCTTTTAAAGAGCCTAAAGCTTGGTCTTGGTTACCGCCAACCCTTATATCAAATGATAATTGAGTATTTTCTGCCATTAGTATGATGTTTCTATTACTTTAAGGAATGATAATTTAGTAGTGTTGTATTCCATTGGGTTAAAGTTCTCGACTTTATTAAGCCTAAACAATACCCCGTCTATAAATACATACTTACTAAAATCTAAGTTAAAAATGTCTATAATATCTAATAAACCAAAGCAGGTTAATAGCTTACTATCCTTGCTTGTTATTTCAGCAATGTAAGGACTATGAAAGGCATTAAATACGTTTGTGCTTGGGTAACTATTAGGGTTAAATTGTAGTTCTTTAGGTGCGCCAAAGTTTATGTCATTAGTAGGGTTAATAGGGTCATCTAAATGCCCTGCATAACCATAGCTTGTATAAGTAGCCAAGTTAGTAGTTGTGTTCATAATATTCCAACTTGCTACACCGGTAATCTTCTTTGTTTGCATTATACGAATGATGCTATCCATTCTATCTTCTGCGCTATTTGTGTTTGACTTCTTGTAAATAGCAGGGAATACTTTGTCTTGTC